AGGAGCTGTTGTTGAACCATTGATAGATGAACGAGGAACTGCAGAACCTGCGTTATCTGTACCAGCACCTGTAGTACCGGCTGAAGGTGCTTCAAATTGACCTACGTAGTTAACAGTGTCTGCTGAGTTAACAAACGCTTGATAACCACCCATAGTACGAGTGCCTGATCCAGAAGCAACGTTGTAACCATGTACAGCATCAAACTCTACATCACGACGAAGTTCAGTACCACGCTTTTTGAGCTGATACGCATATTCGTCAGCAACACCTGCCTGATCTACAGCACGACGAGTGCCTGATACTGCGAGCTGCTTACCGTTGATCTGAGTGTAGTTACCCAGACGAGTACGGTGAGGACCAACAGTAACACTGCTTGAATCGAAATCTGTACCTTCTGCAAGGCGAGAGTTTCCGGGAGCAGCTAGTTCATCTGTCTGCCATTCATGGAAGATAGCTGTAGCTTTAGCTTTGCCAATAGAAGAGATAAAAGGAGTCTCTTCACGAGTAATCATAGTAATGAAGTTTGCCAAGTCTTCACGCTGAGATACGTCTGCGTTATTACGACCTGAAGTTACGTCTGCCTGAGCACGACCTGTGGATACACCACGACCAGCAACAATTGCCATTTTTATTATTCTCCGATAAAAGAAATATTATATTTGTATTAACCTAAAGATCGGGAAGCAAGTTGTTTCAAGAATGCCATTTGATCTTCTGGCTTTGCATCCTCACGGAATGCTCTTGCCTTAACCATAGCTTCTTGATCATCTTTCTTTTTAGTAGCACTCTTAGCTTTCTTTACAGGTAGCTTCTTAGCAGGTGCGGATTTGCGTTTAGCTTCACCCTTTGATACACCTTGCTTAAGTAACCTATAATCATTCACAAACTTTACCATAACAGGATCTACTACGGTATCAATAAACTCTTCAGGAATTCCTTCCTCTAGAGCAAACTGACGTATCTCCCCTGCAAGATTTTCATCAAATCCGGGGACATACTCATTAATAGATGTGTTAAAATAGTTAAGAGCTTCAACCCATTGCTTTTCATAGATAGCAGATTGTTGATCTTCCATTTGTGCGATGATACCTTCACGCTTTTTACGAGCATTCCAGTAGCTTTGTTGTGCTAGTTCACGTTTGTCTTTGAGTTCAGACAATTCATATGTATCATTATTATCACGAGCTTCTTGAATCTTAGCCTCTAAATCATGATATTGTTTAGCGAATTGTTGTTCCTCAGAAAGTAGAACTGCTGCACTTGCTTGACCAATTTTATTGATTTCTGCAAGTTGAGCTTCACGCTCTGCCTCAAGTTCCTTACGTGCTTCACCGAGTTCACGACCCTTGTTAGAAAGAGATTGTTCAGTAGCATAACCTTTAATAAGATCACTAAAAGATACAGGGACTTCTTCGCCATCAATTTTGACGATAACCTGTGCATCTAAATCTAAATCTTCCAAATCATAAACAGTAGCTTCTTGGGTAGCCGTAGCATCCTCATCTTCTGTTTCATCATCTTCATCTTCAGATTCTTCACCTTCTCCATTAACGACTTCATCAGATTCTTCTGGGTCTTCTTCATCTGATTCAGACGGGTCAACTTCAGGAATCTCTTCATCGGGTAGCGATTCTTCAATGAACTGTGATTGTTCTAGAACGGCATCCAAGAGTTCTTGTTCAGTTGGACCATTATTAACTTCAGCGGGAATGTCATCCGTGGGTAGAGATCCGTTTGCTTCAGTATTCATAAACTAATTCCTCAATTAATTATTTAGATGCTGCAGGTTTAGCTGCAGTCTTTTTAACAGGAGCTTCTACTACTGCTTCTTGCTTCTTCACAGTAGGAGCTACTACTGTTTTGGATTCATATCGATCCTTAAGATTATATAGGTTAGCTAAGGTATCTGCGTTGATTTTAGCTTTTCCTGGGCTACGCATAGAGTCATACTCTAATACATTAATCATGCTCTCGATATTTTCTAATACTTGTGTGTAATCAATATTACGCATTGTTGTCCTCCATAAATTGAACATTCTTTCCTAGGGTTTCATACTCGACTAGTTTCTTACGAACATCTCCAAGAGCTAAAGCTGAGTTATAAATAAACTCACGAGTCTTAGTCTCATGTGGATCAGTCTTTAACCAGTGCATAAAGTATGTAACTAGTAGTTCACCATATGCATCATCAAAGAAATCTTGACGTTCCTGACTAGCAAAAGAAGCATTAACTAAAGCTTCCTTTGCCAACATATCAGGATGCATTTTATTACTCAGGTTCTTCTCACCTGCCTTTCTATACTTATCCATTATTGTCCTTGTGTACTCATAATGTTCTTAACCATCTCTAGGATAGCATCAAACTGTGGGTGCTCCTCTAAAGTTGCACCTTCTTTGACAGATTTAATATTTAGATCTGCCCACTCTTGGAAATGCTTATCAATAGCTACTGCCATCTGTCGAGCATTATCATCCATTGTGTTACGTGCTTGTGCTTGTGTATAAGATACATTAGCTTGCTGTAATCCAATATCTGCTTGAGCCTTAGCTAACTCCATCTCTTTATCTTGTTGTGCTTGTTGATTCTGTTTTTGAATCTCTTCAGCAGCTCGTTGCTTAAAGTCATCCTCTGTATAGTCTACAAAGAAATCATTGGAGTCTAATCCCATAGCTTCAACTAATTGTGTTGCTAAGGATGCTGGGGCTTCAGGACGTACAATCATACCAACACCTTGAGCTTTCAAAGCTGGTAGGATTTCCTGACCTAATGATTTGAGTTTTTGAATTTTGTTAAGATTTGAGTTCTCACCAATATCAACAAAGATCTCACACTCTAGATTACGTGGTAGT